CTGGCGGCGAAGCCGATGATGATGGCGCGCCGTGCTGCGGGTGCGGGGTGGGCGGCGAGGAGACGGCGCAGAAGGGTCGGGACCCGCGCGAGGTGGAGCAATGGCGGGCGATCGTGGCGCGGCGGCTGGCGACGATCAAGGCGTATCGGAGCAAGTTTGATCGGGTGCTGTTTGAGGCGCGGGCGGAGGTGTTGCGGAAGCTGGAGGGGGCGAAGTCGGCGCCGGCGCAGCGGGCGGGGATGGCGGCGGATTTCATGTTTGACCTCGGGAAATTTTCGGCGCGGCTGCGGGCGGCGATGCGGGCGGTGGCGTTGACGGCGGTGCAGGATGCGGGGGACCAGGCGCTGAGCGAGCTGGGGAAGGATGATCCGTGGCAGGTTCCGCCGGCGGAGGTGCAGGCGTTTGTGGCGAAGCGGGAGAACCGGCTGAGCGGGGTGCCGCAGGAGGTGTATGAGCGGATCAAGGCGGCGATCCAGGCGCGGCTGGATGAGGGCGAGACGATGGACGAGATCGCGCGGGCGGTGCGGGCGGAGTGCAATGCGATCAGCGACGGGCGGGGGAAGGTGATTGCGCAGACGGAGACGGCGGCGGCGTATGGCTGGGGCCGGCATGAGGCGATGCGGAGCGCGGGGGTGACGCACAAGCGCTGGTTGACGAGCGGGAACGACAATGTGAGATATGCGCACCAGGCGATCAATGGCGCGACGGTGCCGATTGACGAGCCGTTTGTGGTGATCAATAAGAACGGCGAGGTGGACGAGGTGATGCATCCAGGAGATCCGGACGGGGCGCCCTGGAATGTGATCAACTGTCACTGTGTTGAGGTTGCGGTGCGCGGAAAGGAGACGGAGGAATGAAGATATTGCGACGGACGATCCATCCGGAGACGCGGGTGGTGGACGAGAAAGAGGGGCTGGTGGAGTATGTGGCCAGCGATGAGACGGTGGACGCCTATCAGGAGGTGATCCGCGCGGCCGGTTGGCGGTTTGACCTGTTTAAGCGGAACGCGCCGTTTGTGGACAGCCACAATTATGAGAGCGTGGACCGGCTGGTGGGGCGGGTGGTGGATTTTCGTGTGGACAAAAACCGGCTGGTGGAGACGGTCAAGTGGGCGATTGACGTGCCGGAGAACACACTGGCGCAGCTCGGGTACCGCATGACGGCGGCGGGGTATCTGCGGGCGGTGAGCGTGGGGTTCTGGCCGGTGCGGAGCCTCAGCCGATGGGACGCGCAGAAGCCGGAGCTGGCGGCGGAATGGGCGCGGCAGCTCGAGGAGTTGGGGCTGGACCTGGAGCATGCGCCGCGAACGATCCATCTGGAGCAGCAGCAGGTGGAGCTGAGCGCGTGCATCATCGGCGCGAATCCGAATGCGTTGGCGAAGGCGTATCAGGCGGAGGTGATCGGAGAGAAAGAGCTTGCGTACCTGAGCGGCTTGAGGAATTTGGGTGGAGAGGACGAGCGAAACGCCGGTTCGGCAGAGGGCACCGCTGCCGCCGACCCGGCCCGCCAGCGGTCGAGTCACTCCCTGTATCTCACTGTGCTCGCGATTATGGCGCGGCGGTGAGGCGATGGTTAATGACAAGCAACGAAAGGAGAAGCATGAAAGACGTAATGGAAAAGACCGCGGAGGCGCTGGAGGCGCTGGATCAGCGGACAATGGAGGTGAAGAACAATCAGACCAAGCTGCTGGAGGACGTGAGCCGGCTGGATGGCGTGACCAAGCAGGCGCTGGCGGACCTGGAGAAGATGCAGACGACCGCGCAGGATTTCGCCGCGCAGCTCAAGCGGGTGCAGGTGCTGCTGCAGCGGGAGGCGCGGGCGAGCTTCGGCGATCCAATCCGCCGTTTCTGCGCGGATGAATGTCACCGGAACTGGTTGGTGGGGTGCGCGAGGCGGGCTGCGGGCCTGGAGCTGACACCGGAGCAGAGGACAGCGATCACGGGCGTGGACTCCGGGGTCGGCCAGGCGGCAAGTCCGCAGGGGACGACTGCTGCGATCTACGATGTCCTGCTGCAGTATGGGCAGTGGGCGACACTGGGGGTGATGCCGGTGGGCGGGCGGACGCAGATCATCCCGCTGATCACGGCGCGCCCGACGGCCTACTGGGTCGCGAGCGGGGCGCAGATCACCGAGGGCGCGGTCACTGGCGGCAGTGTGACGCTGACGATCAAGGAGGCGGCAGCGTGGATTCCGGTGGCGCTGGGGGTGCTGGATGATGCGGAGCTGGACCTGAGCGCCTGGATTCTGGAGCAGCTCGGGCAGGCGGTGGCCGACCGGCTGGACTGGGCCTGCTTCGCCGCGGACGGCACGAACGACACGACCGATGGCGCCTACACGGGCATTGCGGTGGGCGGCACGGCGGCGACGGCGGCGTCGGCGACGCAGATCGCGGACCTGGAGCTGGACGACTTCATCCGGTGTCTGACGACTGTGGATGCCGGCGTGTTGACGCGTCCTGCGAAGTGGTGGATTCACCCGCAGGTACTGGCGAGGATTGCCGGGATAAAGGATGGCAACGGGCGGCCGATCTTCCAGAACGCGCTGGAGGCGCCGGCGCCGGGCGCGATCGGCAGCATCCTGGGCTACCCGGTGGTGGTGACGGGCGCGATGCCAAGCACGGATGGGACCGGGAGGGTGGTGGCAGCCTTCGGGGATCCGCAGGGCTGCGCGGTGGGCATCCGCCGGCAGTTCGACTTTGCCCGGAGCACCGACTTCCAGTTCGACTACCACAGCGAGGCGTTCAAGGTAGTGGTGCGGGCTGGCGTGGCAGTGAAGACTGCGACGGCTTTTGCTGACTTGACATTGGCGTAGGCTTACCCGCCGAGACCGGGGGGCGCCCACCCCCTTAGCAGCGCGAGCTGACGGGCGCCCCCCAAGCGGCGGAATACGAAAGGAAAAAATGAAATTGATGAAACAGATGATCGGAACGGCCGCGGTAATGGCGGCGCTGCTGGCGGTGACCGCCGGCGCGCAGCAGTATCGCTGGGTGAACGTCGGCTGCACCAACAATGTGCGGAACAACTCGACGACCACAGTAAACCTCGGGAGCGTCATCAACTGCACGCGCTACAGTGAGGTAGCGCTGGACTTGAGCTTCAAGCTCACGGGCGCGGGCACGCAAGCCTGCACGTTCAAGTTCCTGCGGAGTGTGGACATGACGAACTATAACGCGGTAGCGCCGATTGAGATCGCAATTGCGCCGAGCGGGACGACCGAAGTGCGCACGAATCTCAATGTGACGATGGGCGCGATCGGGTACCTGAAGCTGGGGTCAATCACCGCGGCGAACAACGGCCAGGCGATGACCAACATCGTGGTCGGGTATGCCTTCAAGCCGAACCGGCGCGAGTAGCGTGGACGGTACGGCGGTGGCTCGCGATGAAATCGCCTGAACAATCCGGGCGCCCCGAGGAGCGGGGCGTCCGGGTCCTGCCGCGGAACCGGATGATGCGGCGGGAGCTGGTGCGGGACCGGCGGTTGAGCAAGCGGGAGCTGCGGGAGATGATCGAGCAGGAAGCCTGGCGGACGGATTGGCCGCGGCACGACTGAGACATGCACTGTGGACTGAGCAATCTGGATGACCTGAAGCGGGAGCTGCTGCCGAGCGGACTGCGGAGCGGGCGGACGTTCGATGCGGCGATCATTGCGGTGGGCCAGGGGATGGCCGGGATATTCGACGGGCGAACGAACCGGCTGTTGGCGCGGGAGGCGGATGCCACGGCGACCTGGAGCGCGGACCGGGATCATGTCTATGTGCCGCGGTATCCGATTGAGAGTGTGAGCCGGGTGGAGGTGAGCGAGGACGGTTCGACCTGGGAGACGGTGAGCGGCGAGCCTGTGCTGTGGGATGCGACGACGGGGCTGGTGCGATTTGGCGGGACGGTGGGCGGGTATGATGAGCGGGTGCGTGTGACCTGGACTGGGGGCTACTGGTTTGGGGCGCTGGAGCCGGACGAGGAGGGATATCCGGAGATGATTCCGACAGGCGCGACGGCGCTGCCGCCGGAGTTGCGGAGCGCGTTTTTCCTGGCGTGCCGTGCGGTCTGGCAAGCGCTGGACAAGACGGGTGCAGACGTGTTGCGGACGGGGAGCAGCAGCCAGTTTGTGAGCGGGTCGCTGAGCGGTCTGGAGTTGCCGCCACTGGTGGAGCAGACGTTGCTGCGGTACCGGCGGTACGTGCTGAGTTGAGATGCAGGCGCACGAAGTCATGCAACGATTGCCGACGGAGCTGGCGATGAGGCTGGAGTCCGATGAGTTCTTTGAGGACATCGCGGTGGTGGTGGCGGGGCGGGGGAACCTGGCGCAGGAGCTGGAGCGCAAGACGGCGGCGGTGACGGCGAAGACGGGGAAGCGGGGTGTGGCGGTGATCGTGCTGCCACTGGTGGGCGAGGACAATCATCCGAACCTGCCGTTCGGGCCGCTGATGTTGCGGCCGAGTTTTCAGGTGGTGGAGAATGTCGAGCTAAATCAGGACAATGAGGGGACGGGGAAGCCGGCGCTGGAGGTGGCGCGGCGCATCCGGGACGTGATCAAGGGGTTCGGGATGGGCGGGATTTGCGGGGTGCTGATGCCGGACAATCCGGTGATTGAGCCGGTGGACCTGGAGGAGGAGCTGGGGCCGGCGAGCGCGGCGTATCAAGTCAATTTTAAGTGTTTGGAGGGGGACGCGGAGGATGTGACGGCGGTGCAGACGCCGGTGCTGACGGTGGCGGACGGGGAGCTGACGATGACCTGCGGGACGGCGGGCGCGACGATTATCTACACGACGGATGAGAGCTATCCGCGACCGGGGTATGGGACGGTGTATGAGGCGCCGATCCCGATTCCGGAGGACGGGCTGACGGTGCGGGCATGCGCCTATCTGAGCGGGTCGGTGGCGTCGTGGGTGGTGAGGGCGGAGATCACAGCGAGTTGAGTGAGAGGATGAGATTATGACACGATCAAGTTTATATTGCGGGCCGGGCAAGGTGTACATGAGCACCATCGGTTTGTGGCCGGAAGGGGTCAACGGGCAGATTGAGTTGACTTTGGAGCAGGGGGTGGACGAGGTGGCGACGGGCATGCACGGGCGGGTGGACGCGACGCAGGGGGATTGCGTGGTGCGGCTGCGGATGACGCCGTTTGACCGGTGGGAGGCGCTGAGCCTGCTGTATCCGGCGCGGGTGAAGACGCCGGCGATTGGGACGCGGATTTTTGGGGCGACGGACACGTCGTGCAAGGTGTACACGCCGGATGGGCGGCTGTACACGATCCTGGCGGCGGCGGTGACGCGGCATCCGGAGCTGCACCTGGGGGTGGGCAAGGCGCTGTATGGGCCGATTGAGATCACGGGTGTGATTGCGAATGACAAGGCGTATGGGGACACGTCGGCTTACATGAGCATCACGGAGAGCGGCGGGGCGGATCCTGGCGGGTCGTTTGCGTTGAGCGATTTCATCCGCGGGCGCTGGACGGGGGTCTGGGGAACGGTGGAAGGGTTTGGGGGCGGTGTGGATGACGAACCAATGGAGGCGGAGGACGAGTGGACGCTGGTGCCGGACATCCGGTACAGCGCGTTGAAGGTGCAGGGGCTGACGCGGGAGATGCAGTTGGCGAGTGTGAGCTACCTGGTGCGGGTGAGGCCGGTTGGGCCGATGCACAGCGAGATTGTGGACGCGATGAAGATCCAGGGGAGCGGGACGCTGGGCGAGCTGAAGAGCGGCATCGGGGCGGACCTGGTGCTGACGGGCCCGTCCGGCAAGACGATCACCTTGAACGGGTGCGCGCTGGTGGGCGCGGGGTTTGAGTTTGGGGCCGGGGAGCGGCTGGGGACGGGCGAGATTGGGTTTGTGGCGAGCGCCGACTTCACGGGCGGGGCGATCAATCCTCTCTTGACGTTCAGCGCCTGATGAAAGTCTCATATCGCACGGCCGGGAGCGGGACCTACACCACGCTGGGTGATGATGGGGCGAGGGATTACGTGACGGTGTTCGGGCCGCGACTGGCGCTGGAGGCCCAGGTGGAGGGCCTGTTCCGGGGTTCGTCGGCGAAGGTGTATGGGCGGGGGAACCGGCGCTGGGAGCTGGTGGTGGAGATCGTGGAGGAGCACTCGAGCCTGGATGCGGCGACGTCGCATGTGCAGAGCCAGGCGGCGGCGCTGCCGGACTTGAGCGACTTGAAGATCGAGGAGGGGACGACGACGGTGTACCTGACGCGGGCGGCGCTGGTGGGGTATGAGCCGGCGGTGACGGGCCGGAGCACGCGGATCGTGTACCGGTTCACGGGCGAGACATTGACGAGCACGGCGCCGTAGGATGCATATGAGGACGAGATCATGGCTGGGGCTGTGGATGTGGCTGGCAGCGGTGGCGCTGGCCGGCGGCGCGACGGTGCAGATACAGACTGTGCACTTCACCGGGCGGACGAACAACCGGCCGATCCTGATCACGCCGGTGACGGCGCCGGCGATCGGCGCGGGCGGGACGCATTTCGTGGTGGGGCCGAGTTTGACGGTGCAGCCGACGAACGGGGTGGTGACGACGAACCTGGTGACGGGGTATTACCGGCTGGCGTTTGACGGGCTGGCGGGGTCGCTGACGATCTGGGTGCCGGATGAGGCGGGGACATATAATGCGGCGGCGCTGGTGACCGACTCGGTGGCGGTGGGGAGCACGAACACGCTGGGGGTGAGCCAGTTGGTGGCGGGGAGCGGGGTGAGTTTGAGTCCGACGAACGGGCGCGGGGTGGTGACGGTGAGCATCGCGGCGGATGCGCAGATTGCGGGGATGCTGAGCGCGAGCAATCTGGTGATTCGGGGGCCGACACTGAGTAATAAGGTGTTTGGGCTGGTGAACAATGGCGAGAGCCTTTGGGTGACTGGCGAGGGTGGCTATTGGATGTTGAGTGTGGGGTATCGTGATGGAGATATAACGCGCGTGAATGGTACGTTAACGGCGGATCAGATCATATTGGGAGAGGGACAGCAGGACAGCATCATGGATGGTGGCGCGCGCATCAGCGGCGTGGCCATGACGAATAACTGGGTCTATGCCGATGGCGCGAAGATAGGCGCGACCGGGACGAACGTGATTGCGGATGGAGGGTCGAGTATCAATGGGGTGCGGATGACGAATGGCTGGCTGTGGGCGACGAATATAATCGTGACGAATCTCATCGCGACGAACATTGTGCGGGCGCATGGCGGGGCGGGCTCTTACGCAGAGATAGGTACGAGCGGCCATCCGTTCGTGAATGGGAGTTCCTCACTTTACCTTATGGCCGGCAGAACTAGCTATTATATGCTTGGTCAGAATTTTTTGCGCGGACGGTCAGCCTGCCGGTTCGAGTGGAGCACCAACGCTGCGCACCAGACCCCGGACTTGTTCCTCTATCGCGCCGGGGCGGGCACGCTCGGGGTCAGCAATAGCGTGATGGTGTGGAGCAATGTCGTCATCAAGGCGAGTGGTGATGGTGTGATTGACCGGACGCCTGTCAGTGGCGCAGCGCAATTTTTTTCGGCGACAAATAGCGAGAGTGGCAATATGGCGGAGATGTACGTGCAGGATGAGGCCGGGAATGAGACGTTAATTTCGCCTCACGCCACCGATGCGCCACCGGAGTTGTACGATAGAGCGGCTGGCGAGGTGACAGATTACATTGTGCGGGAGGCGAATCCTTTTGTGGGGACATTGCATTGGGTCAACATCCGGCGCATGGCGCGGCTCACAGAGTTGAACACGATGGCGATTCTGTATCTGGCCGGGCAGACGAACGCGGCGAACAGCAATGCGCTGGCGCGGCTGAAGTCCATGCCAGCAGGCAAGCGACAGGTCATCGCTAGCGAGAGCTACGCGCAATACAATGCGCGGACGGGGGCGAAGCTGGAGGTGTTGGATTGGCAGGCAGTGCAGGATAAGAACCAGGCAGAGTATGACGCGGAGCGGGCGCGATTGGCGGCGGAACGCGAGTCGGCCCTTGCAACGAATGCGGTGCTGACAGCGGAGGGACGCACCAATGAACTGATGGTAGTGCCTGATGTGCCGCCAACGCGGGACGTGCGCAAGCTCGCGCCGACGTGGTTGCAGAGTCGTGAGACAATAGAGAAGCGATGAGTGACGAGTGGCAGATCCGATTGACGGAGCAGGCGCAGGCGCTGATCCGGCGGCTGAATGACCGGCGGCTGGTGGCGGGCGCGGTGGCGCGGGCGCTGGACCTGCAGAACGAGCTGACGGTTGGGTCCATCCAGGAGGAGCGGCTGACGGGGAAGGGTCCATTCCCGGTGTCGCAGCACAAGCTGGGGGTGCGGACGAACCGGCTGCGGTCGAGTGTGAGGCCGAGCAAGGCGGTGGTGACGGATACGGGGGCGGAGAGCAGTCTTGGGACGAACGTCAAGTATGCGCGGGCGCATGAGTATGGGGTTGATGAGACGGTGATGGTGCGTCCGCATACGCGGCGGGGTCAGCGGCTGATGACGTTGCGCGGGGGGCAGGGTCAGCGGGTGGTCAAGCGGGCGCAGGGGCCGGATGTGGCTGTGGGGTCGCACAAGCGGCGGATGCGATTGCCGGCGCGGGCGCCGATTACGACCGGGGTGACGGAGCGGCTGCAGGATTACGGGCATGCGATCAGCCGTGAGATTGAGCGGCTGCTGGGAGGGCCAAGCAATGGCTGAGCAGGAATTTCGCATCCGGATCACAGGGGACGCGGCGGAGCTGCAGCAGGCGAGCCAGGCGGGGGCGTCGGCGTTGCGGGGGCTGGAGTCGGCGGCGGGCCCGGCGGCGGAGCAGACCGCGAAGGTGGGCGCGAATGCGGGGGATCTGCAGCGGATTTTCCGGGAGTTGGGGCGGGAGTTCCCGATATTGGGGATGGCGGCGCGGACGCTGATGAGTCCGGTGGCGGCGGCGGCGGGGGCGGCGGTTTTGTTATTTGACAAGCTGCAGGCGAGCATCCAGGAGATTTCGGCTGAGCTGGAGACGACGGAGTGGGAGC